GCCTAGAATAGATAGATAGTGAGCGCATCTATCTATCTATTCTAGGCCGCTACACTTTCCGCGACGGGTTTATCACTCACCCAACCCGGTACCCAATACGTCGCTTCCTTATCACTGCGCAGTGGCATGATAACGCCTAGCGCATGATCCCCTAAATCAACATACGCCGAATTAGTGCCATTATGATAAACGTGAGCATGGGCTTTACTATTACCGACTAACAACGCGTAAATCTTATCGAAGTCTGCCAAATATTGACCGTTATACTGTGTTGGTAACGGATCCTGGACCGTCGGTAACACACGACGCCAATCGGGATACGTACCATCGATCAACCGCGTGGTGGCCGTCGTGACGCCTTTCACTTCGACCGTAATCATGCCTACGGTATTGACGCCATCGCGCATCACGTCTGGTTCTTTATTAAACGTTACTTGCAGTGGTAGCGCCGATCGGCCTACCTTCATTGGCTTAACGGATTCTAAAACGTCGCGGTTAACAATAAACTGACCCGCGCGACCGACCTCGCGGTAGTTTTTCCATCGCTGCAAGTCACCCTCACAATCATCATTATCAATACGCTTGACTACCAGTCGATGACCGTCCGTTGCAATAATGACCGGCGCAGCACCGCTAAAATCGAAGCACAATCCATTCAGATAATACCGAACGTCATTCTTAGCCGCAGCGATCAATAGCGCTTTCAGCACATCCGCGTTTAATGTAATCGTCATTTTATCAATCATGTTAAACCCTCTTGCGTTGATGAACAGATACCAGCGTAACGCCCCGAAGGGCGCTACTAGCTATCTATTCGGCGTCCGTTTCAATTTCTTCCTCATCCGTTTCAATTTCCACGTAATGCTCGGCAATTTCACGCCAATCCACGTGATTAATAAACGCTAGCGCGTAATCTCGGCCGATACCTTCCGAAGTCGATTGCTCAATTAATTCTTCAGCAAATTCCTTCATCCAGTCAGCGGCTTCGCTCAATTCCATACCGTACAAATCGGCCTGCAATTCCATGCCGTCAAAAATTTCCAAATTAACCCGCCACGTTTCGTAATTCGCCCAACCGTTATACGTCGTCATGTTCTATCCCTCTATTGACTAACAATCATCATTGCAGCGCCCCGTAGGGCGCTACTAGCTGACTGCTATTAATGGTTGACCATGACCGTATAGCCGAACGTTTCGCAGTACTGACGACCCATCCAGTCGAGCGACTCCATCGCGTCTTGCGTGGCATATTCGACAGATTCGCCTTGACCATATCCGACTTCACAATCAGCGCTGATAATTGTTACTTGGTAATACGTCGTCATGATTTAACCCTCTGTTATCGGCTGAGCGATATGCTCAAGCCATGAGTCCATCTTAATTACACTATATTAATTGTCAATACCCTATGAAAAATATTTTTCATTGTGGGGGAGTTAGAATCTATTGGGGGAGTTAAAAAGATTTAATTCGCCGTACCAGGCAATGTATTGATTTATATACTAATAATTATTACCTAGGGATAAGGGAATTAGAATAGAGATAAAATACAAGTAGATATCCTAAAATTACCCCCCTTTTCACTCTTTATTGCTCTTTGCGTTGTATTGCAAATGTTGTGATTTTCAATTCCCTTATCCCTAGACTTGAAAAAACACTAATCAATACAAATACTTAACTGTAACTGCCAATTAAATCTTTCAACTCCCCCAACTCCCCCAGTGGTAATGTTGCACTGCGACCCCCATTTTGGGCTGGCTTAAGCATACAAAAATTGTCGGTATTGAGCATGTTTGTCGCGCGTTGACACGTTTAACAGGGTGTTGGGGCTGGCGGGCTGTCTGGCTGGCTGGCTGTCTGGCTGGCGGGAATATGGATGAGCATGGCCTAAAGGGGTCAATAGGGGCATGGGTCGGCTATGCCAGGATTTTCAACCGCGCGTAAATGTATGAATTTGCTAGCGTTTTTGACCGGCAAGCGAAGCCGATTGATGAATTTTCCGCACTGCAGCAAGCGAAATCTGGTTTTGTACTGGACGGTTGGGCGCGGCCGCAATTGTTTCTAGTGCCCCCCTCGCTTGCCCTCCCCAAAACAAAATTCTGGCTTGACCATATGGTGTGTGCGTTGGTTGCATAGACGCGTGGCTTGACCATATTGCTGCCCTGGTTTAATTTGCGTTCATGCGACGGGTAGACGGCTTGTTGTTGGAGTGCACGCGGTGTCGGCAGATGCGGCCTCGCGGTCAATTTCATAAACGCGTGGGTGGCGGTTGGCGGTCGCACTGTAAAGATTGCGCCAAGCCTGCGCGGGCGGCGGTGGCGTCCAGGCGTCGTAAGCGGGTGGTGGGCAGCTACCGGGCCGAAGACGTGCATAAAATTTATGCAAAGCAGGGCGGCTTATGCACGGGGTGTAATCGGTTTTTGGCGTGGTCGGGGTATCACGTCGATCACGTCGTGCCGATCGCCAAGAGTGGGTTGAACGTAGCGAGCAATCTGCAACTGCTGTGTCCGAGGTGTAATTTGCGCAAGGGGGCGAAGTAATGGATTGGGATACGGTGGCGGGGGGTATAACGGCGCTGGTGATTTACTTGGCGTTTGCGTATCTGATAGGCCGGTGTTTGGAGCAAGGGGATGACGACGAAGAGTAAGCGCGGGTTTGCGTCGATGAGTCCGGAGCGGTTGGCCGAGGTATCGGCTCGCGGCGGTCGGGGATCAACGCGTGAACAGCGGGTGTTTTTTAAGGATCGTGGCCTGGCAAAGGCGGCGGGTAAGCAGGGTGCAAAAGCGGCGCACACATCCGCGCCGTTGCATCCGACGTTGGTAGCGGCGTTAAAACAGGAAGGAGAATGACATGAGTTACGCGTGGGACGAGTTGTTGGCGTTTGCGCAAGAGGGCGAGCGGTGGGTCGAAAGCGAAAGTTCGCACGTCGCGGTGTTGACGGCGCGAGCGATGCACGCGGCGCGTGAGCTGGCGTCCAGTTTAGTGAATAACGTGGAATCGTATTTGTCGGACGAGGACGTGCAAGCGGCCACCGACGTAGTGAACGCGGTTGACCCGGACGACGCGGCGATTTTAACAACGGCTGAGCAGGCTGCGCCGGCATTGGAGAACAACTAACATGGCGGTCAAGAAGAAGGTAGCGCCGAAGCCCAAGCCCAAGCACAAGGCCGTCAAAGAAAAAACGTTTCCGCGCAGTGAAGTGGGTGCGCATCCCAGCGACTACGTGACGGATTACGTGAAGCCGAAGTCAAAGAAATAACTGATGGCGAAATTCCCCACCGCTCAGTTCATCGAGTTTACGAAGGCGGTCAAGATTGATTCCAAGGAACAGGGCGTGATTCGCTTGGGCGATGCGCTGCTGGGGACTCAGCGGTGGGTGTTAGAGCGCATCATCAAGGGGTTGGAAGAAGATCGGCACGAGTTTGTGACGCTGAAGTGCCGGCAGGCCGGTATTTCAACGATCAGTTTGGCGTTGGATTTGTTCTGGTTGTTTCGGCATCGCGGCATGACCGGGATGTTGGCCGTGCACGAAGATACCGCGCGCGACCAATTCCGTTCGACGTTAGAGTTGTATTACTCGTCGTTGCCGGACGAATGGAAGCGTCCGATCAAGGATCACAACCGCAATCAGTTGGTGCTGACCACCGGAACGAAGTTGTTATACCGCGTGGCTGGAACCAAGAAGTCGGGTAAGGGATCGTTGGGCCGTTCATCGGCACCGTCGTTTTTACACGCCACAGAAATGAGTTCGTGGGGCGACCCGGAAGGGTTTGCGTCGTTGCGAGCGTCGTTGGCGCAGAAGAACCCCAACCGGTTGTACCACTGGGAGTCAACGGCTCGCGGGTTTGAGAATTTGTTTTACGACCAGTGGGAAGAAGCCAAGCAGGCGTCGTCGATGCAGGCGATTTTTGTGTCATGGTGGGCCAACGAGATGTATCGGTTGGAGAAGTCGGATCCGCTGTATAAAGTATACTACGGTAAAGACGGCGCGTTCACGTCCGAAGAAAAAGCCTGGGCACGCGAGGTGCGCACGTTGTACGGCGTAGAGATTGACCCCTGCCAGATTGCGTGGTGGCGTTGGTTAGCCGCCGAGCAGCAGCAAGACGAGTCGATGCGCCTGCAAGAATACCCGTGGACAGAACATCAGGCGTTCCAAGCGTCGGGCAGTCAGTTCTTCAGCAGCACGGAATTAAGTCGGCTGTACACGGAAAGCAACAAGCGCGAGGCACCCGATTACTACCGGTTAACGTTTGGCGATGATTTTACGGACACGCAGGTGATCAACTGTAACGCCAAGACCAGCACGTTGAAGGTGTGGAGTAATCCGGCGCAGCGCGGGTTCTACGTGTTGGGGGCCGATCCCGCGTACGGGTCGTCGGAAAACGCCGACGGGTTTTGTATATCCGTTTGGCGGGTGTGGTCGGATCGCGCCGAGCAGGTGGCCGAGTTTGTGGATTACGAGATGACCACCGCGCAGTTTGCGTGGGCGATCGCGTACCTGTGCGGGGCGTACGGGCCTTGCACGTTCAACTTGGAAGTGTCGGGGCCAGGTCACGCGGTGTTAAACGAAATTCAGAACATGCGTAAAGAGCGCGCGTTTGGGTTGGCGTCCAACCGACCGGTGCTGCGCGACGTGTTGGGATCCATGCGGGATTTTCTGTATCGTAAGTACGACTCGATCTACGGAACGCCCGGTGCGTTGCACACGCAGACCTCGTTCCAGATGAAAGAGCGCATGATGAACACGTTGCGTGATTACGTGGAACGTAAGATGGCCGCACCGGTCAGCCGCGAGTTGGTCAGCGAAATGTCCAACATCACGCGCGAGGCCGGGGCCGCGCCGTCTGCACCGGATCATCGTAAAGACGATCGCGTGATTGCGGCGGCGTTGGCGATTTTAGCGTGGAACGATCAGGTACGCACGAAGCTGATGGCACAAGGAATGAGTTATGAAGAGCATGTACGCAAGGAAACTCAGATTAAGGTACAGACTCCCGGTGTTACCGTCGCTGGGCAACAGATGGTACGAGACTATTTCAAGAAGTTAGGCATTGTGCAGACCAAGCAAGACGTGATCAGCACGAACACCAAGGTGTATACGGGCAACCGGTAGGGGGATGTATGGCGGTGTTGAAAGAATTTAAGTGTAAAGCACACGGCGCATTTGAAGCGTTTGCGGGTGACGAGCTGCCGGAGTGCCCGCAAGGGTGTCATCCGCGTTGGGTTACGCGTGAAATTCGCACCCCGCCAGCCGCTCGCGGCATCCAAACCGGCACGTTAGACCAGTTGCAGCGCGGTATTGCGCACGATTTTGGGTTGTCCGACCTGAAAAACGACAAGCACAGCAACGCCTCCGTGATGGATACGCTGCGTAAAGGCGAGGATATGCGCCCGAAATGGGTGGACGTACCCGGTAAAATGAAGGAAGGCTGGGCGTCCCGAGGGGAAAAAGCCGCGTCGGTGGACATTGGCAAGACGTTTGGTATGCAATCGGACAACGCATTGGCTAGAGTTAACCCCAGCAGTAAAATACCTACCAACGTGGTAGGCAAATGGGACGGTAAATAAATGAGACTCCCCCCGGTAAAAGAACGGTTTGCGTTCTACGCAGACCTGGTGAACAAGTGTAATCACAGCCGTGACGCCCGAAAACGGCAATACACGCTGTGGAAATCGTATTTTTTGTACGGCGGCGGGCCGAACATGACCGAAAATACGGTCAACAAGATTTACTCGCACGTCGAACAGCTGTGTTCGTTGATGTATTCGAGTGAAACGACGCGTTTTAGCATCGATTTGTCGCCGTCGGCGTCGAATTTGTTTAAGGCGCAGGTGCCGGCGTTAATGCACGCGCTGAATGAGGAGTGGCACTCGTCCAACGTGGACAACGTGTTCAACATGGCCCTGCTGTGGTCGTTTGTGTACGGTTCCACGTTCATCAAGACGCGCGTATCGGGCACCGAGATTGAAACGCACATGGTCAGTCCGCACGATTTTGGCGTGTTGCGGGAAGATACGAACCAGTTGTGGCGTCAAGAAGCGTTCTGCCACTCGTATTTCATCACGAAGTCGCAGTTTGTGTACGAAATGCGCG